TTGGAAGTCTTTGCCGTTGTCGCAATAGAAGCTTTTGGGGAAGCCGAATTGCGCCACGCCCATGCGGATTGCGGAGCCGATCGTGCGCGACGAAGGCGTCGGAGCCCACACGTAGCCCACCATCTTCTGCGTGCCCATGTCGACAATCGCGGTCATCCAGATACGGTAGAATTTTCCGGGCGGCTCTTCGGGGAAGAGAGCGTTGTAGACAAAAACGTCATGCACGCGATGGTCCGCGACCCAGCAGTCCATCGCCGCGCAGCGCTCGCGGATCACGAACGGCGTGCATTGCGCGATCGCCGCGCGCTTGCCCACGCGCGCCAGCGTCTCCGTGATCTTCGGGATTCTGCGCAGGAATTCTCGCACCGTTTCGTAGGAGGGCACGCCGCCCCGATCGCCGACCGTTTCCCATTCGCGTGAGAGCGCATCGTGCGCGAGTTGCGCGCTCAATTTCTCGCCAAGATATTTCGCCTGGATAAATGCTGCCGCTCTCGGGTTGTCGCGGAAGCGCCGCGAGACGCCTTCGTCTTCGCGCAGTTTCGGGGCCAAAGCCGCTTCGCCACGCGCAGAGCGACGCTTCCACTCTCTCAACGTCCGATCGGGAACCCCGCTCTTTACCGGACCCTCTTCGATGGCGCGCAGACGCTCTTCGACCTTCGCCTTGAGGTGCTCGGGAACGATGCCGCGTTCGCGGTCTGGGCGCGGCGTCTCGGCAGTCGCTGCGCTCCCCATCCACTGCGCGGCGTACTCGAATTGGGCCGACGCCGGAAGGGAAGAGAGAAGAATTTCGCGGCGCGGTCTGCCGTTTCGGCTCGTGGCTGCGGCGCGTGTCTCGAATTCCCCGGCACGGAGCCGCTCAAATATCGAGCGGCGGCTCACGCCCAAGAGGCGTGCGACTTGCTCGGGGGAGACCCAGGTTTCGCTCACGAGAGCGTCTCCGAGCCGCTCAGCCAGGCGCGCCTTTGTGCCACGAAACGGCACACGGTGCGGTAGCTAGGCGGGCGCTTGCCGTCGCCGATCCGGGGCCATTCAAGCGTCAGCGTGCGATGAATTTCGCTCGAAGGCTTGCCTGCGGCGGCCTCACAGTTGAGGAGGACGAGCGCAGCGAAATTTCCACGGAGCGCACGAGGCAGCCCTCGATCGCTTCTCCGAGAGGCCCGAAGTCCGGCGAATCCGAAATCGCAAAAGCGCGACAGCCAGCGCGCCAGCGTAGCGGAAGATATTCCGACCTCGGCGGCGCGGGACAATAGAAGCTCGGTCTTCGTCACGATCTCGGTTCCGGATTGATTGAGCAAGATGAGATTTTCTCGCACCATCCCCCAGCGGAATTTTAGAAGCGGCTCGATCGCGCGAAAGCGCGCGCGCGCCGAACGGAGGGCGGAAGTGCGGAGCCGTTTGGTTTTTCCGACGCGCACTGTTATTTCCTCCGCGACTTCCTCTTGCGTTCGCTCAGCACTTCCGCAACGTCTTCTCCGATCTTTGCCGCCCTGGCGAGGCGCGGCCCCGCCGCGTACCGCTGCAACCGATCGTCGCCGACGACTTCGCAGAATGCCTGAATCAGCTTCAGGGGAAACGCGCCGAATCCTTTGCCCTCTCTGCCCTCGGCCGTGTAGTCATTCAACGTGTGAGACGTAACGGCGAAGCCGCGGGCACGCAGTTCTTCGGCAATTTGCTCGCGTTTTTTCGGGCAGTTTCGGATAATCCTGCGCAGGAGCGCGCGCAAGGCGGCGTCGAGGTCCTTTGCCGCGCGATCCGGGTTTACAGAATTTAGCTTCATACTTGTGGGCATAGGAGCATCCTACTTCTGGTATAACTACACCTATACAATGAAAAGGTCAACTACTAAAAAGGCCCCGGCCCCCGGCAAGGCAATTGGAAGGCCCGTTCCGCCTGCGCAACCCCAGCGCCGAGATTTGCCGCGCGAAATTGTCCGCCTGCGTGCAAGGTTGGGAATCGATCAGAAGGAATTGGGAGCAATCCTCTCGGTCAGTCAGCCGGTCGTCTCCGACTGGGAGCGGGGGCGGTACGAGCCCTCGGCAAGATCGCTCAACCTGCTCGGTAACTTGGCGCATGGTGAACACGCGATCTACTTTTGGCAGGTAGCTGGCGTCGATCCTTCCAGAATCGATGCCGCGTTCGGAGCGAGGATCGCCGCGAGGCTCCCTGTGAGTCTCTCACGCGGCGAGAGCAATGTGCCGCCCGAGCTCATCGCGGCGCTGCCCGACCTCGAATGGAAGAAGGAAACGTCGCTTCCTGCCGCGGCGCAGATTCTCAGGCGCAGCGCCGCTGGCGTCGTGTCGCTAATCGAGTCCGGAAAGATCAAAGCGAGGCGCGTCCACCCGAAGGGGTCATACATAGTTGATCTCCAGTCGGCAATCGACTACTGGCTGAGGTCGGAAAAACACGAGAGCGAAAAAATATTGCTTAGCCTCACGGGCAAGAGCGATGCCACGGAGGGACTCGTGATCCGCGCGCTAGCTGCGAAACCTCCGATCAAAAGGGGCAGGCGAGCGAAGTAATTTTAAATGAAAATCGCGCAGCCAGAGGGAAGATGAGCGATTTCGGCAATCAGTGGGTGGAAGTTTTCCGCGCCGGAGATTACGGCGACAAGGGCAAGTGGACCGTCGAGGACCTGGACGAGGTGGTGGCGAATTTTGCGGCGGGCGTGTGGACCCCCCCGGCGGTGTTCGGCCATCCGAAGGAAGATGATCCGGCGCAGGGTTGGGTCTGCGCGCTTGAGCGTGTCGGCGATACGCTGCGCGCGCGATTCACGCAGGTTTCCGAGGAACTGGAATCGAGCGTGAAGAACGGGCGTTTCCCGAACCGCAGCGCTGCGTTCTACGTCAATCCGAAGGGCAACGGGCCGGCGCTTAGGCATGTGGGATTCCTGGGCGCGACGCCGCCCGAGGTCAAGGGTTTGGAACCGATCAACTTTAGCGATGCCGATTTTGTCGACATCGAATTCAGCGAGGAGCAAACGCAAATGAAAACTCGAGATGTCTTGATGGCCGCGGCCGCGCAGAACGGCGGCGTGCTGTTTGGCGAGGCGGCGAAGATCGTCGCCAGGGACCCAAATCTCAACGCAGGCCGATTTCCGGTCTCCGCCGCTTCGGTCCTCATGAACGAGCGGGCGCAAGAAATCGCGCGCGAACGCGGCTGCAACTTCGGGCTCGCGCTGCAATTGGCGCGCCGCGAGGCGCAGTTCGCTGAGTAGGTGCGACGACCGCAGAGAAGTAACGGGAGTCACCTCGGCAGATTTCGCAGGCCGAGGATCGTCCGCACAGAAAATTCGAGGGAGGGCCGGATGAGGAGCAGGGGCGCAATCGAAAAAGATTTGGCCGCACAGCGTGAGAAGGTGAAGAGCCTGTCGGGGGTGGCAACCGCCGCCAGGGAGCGCGCAGGACGCGCAGAAACAGAGCGCGGCGCGTACCTCGTCGACGCGCTGACGGGCGACGGCGAGGCGCAGAAAAAGCTCGACCGTGCAACGGCGTTAGTCGACGGCGCGAGCAGGGCCACCCAGGACGCGGCGTCAGCGATCGCGCAGGTCCAAGCCGCGATCGTGCGGCTCAATGCGGAGCTGGCCGCGGTCGAGAAGGACGGGAGGCGCCAGCACGCGCGGAATCTCGTTGAAAAGAGGGCGGCCGATGGGCGCGAACAGCGAATCAGGAAAATGGTGATTGAGTTGGAAAACGAACTGGAAGCGCTGGCCGCCAGCAACGCAGAGATCGTGGAGGCGTTCCACTGGCTCGACGCGGAGAGCTGGGGCCGCGCGCGGACGATTTTGTCCAACAATCAGAGCGAACCGGTGCGCCTGAACCGCGGAGTACGCGGCGCCGAGCCCCTCGACCGGTTCGCCGCTTCCGCGCCGCAGATACATAGTTTTCTTCTGAGCCTTCTGGAGCCCGGAGCTCCCGCCGAACAATCCGCCTCTGGCGAAAGCGCAGTCGCCGGGGCGACCGCGAGCTAGCGGCATCGGGCGGCCGTGCCGCCAGAAAAGGGTAAGCCATGGCGGTCGCGGCAAGAGGTCAGCTAAGGGGCGCCGTTCCGACGCACGGCGACGGAGGGGGCACGATCGTCGGGGGTCCCGACGACGGAAAATATATCGACGCGGACGAAATGGCGATCCACGGGCGCGCGCACAAGATCGCTTCGACGGACTGGACGGGGAAAACGACCTACGCCCGGGGGTTGGAGAAGGCGCGGGAGGAAACAATTCACCGGCGGGCTCTCGAAATTTTTAACGCCGCCCACGGCAGGATCACCGAGGTCGAAGCCTTGAAGCAGGCGCGCGCGGAGGCGGCGCAAAAGGCGGCCCAAAAGACGGAGACGGCGAAGAAACGCGTGCTGCGATTCGGAGAAGTTCGGTTCAGCGAAGGCGGGAGACTCCCCGTCGACCCACTATCGACCGTTCTGGCAAGGCGAGCGGATTCGATCTTGTCGGAAAATGGCTGGCCCAGCGGCCGCTACGGCGACGCGCTGAAGATCGCCCGCAGGGAAGCGGCCGAGGGCGAATAGATAAAAGCGATGACCACCGACGCAAACCGAAGCGGGCAAGGGGCGCAATCCGAGCCGTGGGAGCAGACCGCGTCCCTGGAGCCGATTACGCCCGACGACGCGTTTCTGATTCTAAACGAATGGCGCGAGCGGGCCGCAATCTTGCAGCTCTGGTGCGTCGATGCGCGAGTGCAAAATTTCCGCCCCTTCTGGGTGCAGGTGAGCAGGCTTATTTTCAAGGGCGGCGCAGCGGTGATCCTTACGAAGCTCTCCGATGGATTTCCTTTTATTCGCGGGAATCTGGCCGGCACTTCGTATTCGTACGGCGACCACCGGCAATTCAGTCAGCACGAAGAATTGGCGCGTTACGCGGAGCGCGGATGGGTTTGCTTTCTGGGTTTGGAGATGCCTAGCGGCGCCAAGATCGTGCTCGCCGAGGCGCGCCGCGAGACATCGGTCGAGGACTTTGCCTGAAATGTGGGCGCGGGAAAACTGATGGCGATGCTCGAAGCGAAAGTGGGGACCGGAGGGTTTGACGATCTCTCGCGCCGGATAGGGATCGCAGTGGAGAAAATCCACGACAGCGTGATGAGGGGTGTCGCGGACTGGCTGCACCTGGTGATCCGCACGTCGTTTCAGGACAAGGAGACAGCGGAGGGTGTGCCGTGGGAGCCGCTTTCGCTGAAGTATGCGAAGCGGAAAAGGGGTCCGGGAATTCTGCGCGAGTCAGGCGCGCTCTTCGAACAAGTAAACCGCGGGCCGTTCATCAACGGAAACACAATCACGGCGGGATCGACGCTGCCTTACGCAGCCGCGCACCAGTTTGGTTTCGAGGGCGATGAGAGCGTGAGGGCGTTCGTCCGGCGCATACGGACGGGCGACAACATCTGGGGCATGGTCCTGAACCCGCAGCTTGGAAAGATGACGCGGCGGATCGTCAAGCGCGGCGAGCGTGAGGATAAGATCGCCGAGCACACGCGGCACATGAGGATTCCGGCGCGGCCGTATTTGCCTTCACCGGAGTTCGTCGAGACCGAGGGAACCAAGATCGCGCAGGGGGTTGTGGACGGGGCAATCAAGGAAGCGGCAGGAGAGTAAATGGGGCTTGACGGCGCACAGATCACCGTAACGATTAGCGCGGACGTTTCGCCGCTGGCCGCGGTGAATCGGGAGATGGTCGCGACGTCGACCTCGGCGGACAAGCTCGCGTCGAGCTTCAAATACATGGCTGCGGCCGGGGCGCCGGCGAGCGACGCGATCGCGGCGACCGCGCCGGCAGCCGCGGCGGCGAGCAATGCGATGCGCGGGATGAGCGCGAGCATGTCCGAGGCGCGCTTGATCCAGGGCGCGATGACGAATGAGAGCACCGCGCTCGCGGGCGGCATGGCGCGCCTGGCGCTTCAATCGTCCACACTCGGGCCGATCCTTCAGGCTGCGTTCCCGGCATTTCTGGCGGTCGGCGCGATCGAGGCCATCAGCGGAATGGTGGATTGGCTCGATCGAGCGCAGGAAGCTTCGAGCGTGGCGCGGACCAAGTGGGACGATTTCGACGCGTCGATCATAAAGCAGTCGGGCTCTCTGCAAATTGAAAACCTCAATCTCGAAGACACCATCGCGAAGCTGGAAGGGCATCCCGAGCCGAATAAGCTGGCGATCGAGCTGCTTCGAGCCAAGACAAATGCCGACGAGCTGCAAACGTCGCTCGAAAACGACGTCGACAAAATGCAGAAGCTGGCCGAAGACGGGACGGTCGGGCTGTGGAGCGCGCTGTTCTCCGGGACCGTAAGCACCAATGAGGTCACGGATGCGATGGAGAAGCCCCTCCAGGATTATCACCAGGCGCTGGCAGACCTGGCCGATTTCAAAGATGGCGCGGACAAGACGGATATCGAGCGGGCGCGCGAGAACGCGGAGGAAAAAAGAAAGCTCGCGCTCAGCGTGGCCGAGGCGCAGGTTGATGCGGTCCACCAGCAGATGGAAGCGGCCTCGAAGGGCACGATGGCGGGCGGCGAGGGCGGCATTTATTTCCAGCCTGGCCAATCGCCAGAGGAAATTGAGAAGAGATTCAGCGCTACGCTTACGGTCGCGCTGAAGTATCGCGACGTGTTGCAAGAAATGGGAACGATGAGCGACGCGGGCGCGCAGAACGCATCGCTCGAAGCGCAGGCGGCGGCCGCGCAGGACGCGGCGGACAAACTGAAGGCGCACGCCGACGCGCTCAAAAAATCGGACGAGGCGGGACGGAAAGCGGCGGACGCTGCGAGGAAGGACGCGGAAGCGCTGCGGCAACTGGCGTCGGCGAAGCTGGACGCGGCGGAGATCACGAGCGAGGCGCAGGCCGACGCGGAGGAGAAAACGGCTCTAGCGGCCGCTTCGGCGATCACCGACAAGGTTGCGGCGATTCGCGCGGAGACGCAGGCCAAGCTGGACGCGGCGACGGAGGAATCGGGCGGCCGCGTCACGAAGATGCAGGGCGAAGAGAAGCTGCCGGGCGAGACGCTCGCGCAAACGACCGTGCTCGACGCGCAGATCGCGGCGGAGAAGACCAAGCTGGCCGGCGATCTGGTGGCGATCGCGGCGGAGGGAGCGCAGAAGGAAGCCGCGGTTAGGCAAAAAGAGGCGGCGGACGCGGCGGAGGCCGCGCGGAAAAATACCGAAGAGCAGATGGGTTCGTACGATCGCGTGGCCGAAGCGGCGACGACATCGGCGAACAAACAGCTCGAAGCCGCGCACCGCATCGACGACGAAAAGCTGGAGGGGCACGAGGAATCGCTGCGCAAGTGGACGAGCGACGAGGAAGCGGCGCTGGATGTGTGGAGGGCGCAACAAGAGAGCGCGGTGAACGCGGCGCTGGGATTCGCGCGGCAGAATTACGCGGAGGACACCGCGCAGTATCAGGACGCGGTGCGGAAAAAAGAGCAGCTCGACCAGGAATATGCCGAGCGGCACAGGCAGATCGTGCAGCAAGCCCAGAAGGACCAAGAGAAGGCGTTGCAGCAGGAGCTGGGGCAATTCAACGGCACGATCACCAAGATGGCGCTCCAGGAGGAAACGTTCAAGCAGGGCATGGCGCAGATCTGGAAGCAGATCGAAACCGACGCGATCAACGCGATCCTGAAAATCGCGGAGAGATGGCTGGTCGAGCAGGTGATCATGAAGGCGGCGTCGGTGTTGTTTGGGTCGAGCCAGAGCGGGAATTCGAAGCAGAACCAGAATATCGCGTCGAACGCGGCCGACGTGGAGTCGGACGCGGCGGCCGCTTCGGCGGACGTGTTCCTGCAAGCGATCGAGAGCATTCCGTTCCCGGCGAATTTGATCGCGGCGCCGGCGATGGCCGCCACGGTGCATGGTGAAGTTATCGGGATCGCGGCCGCGGCGCAGGGGCATTTCTTCGAAAGCGGCGGGATCGCGACGTTCGAGAAAAACGAAACGATTCTGCCGCCCGATCTCGGCAACGGCTTGCGGCGGATGATCGCGGGCAGCGCCGGCGGATCGTCGAGCAGCTCGACGACGCACAACACCTATCACGTTCGTCCCGTGGTCACCATCAATCACCAGGGAACGGAAATGACCGACGCCGACGTGATCAAATCCGTGAGGCGCGGAATTCGAAAAGGAATGCTCTCGGCCGCATAGCGGTCGAGCAACGAGACTTCGCGGCGGTTGCTGGGTGCGAGGGCTTGGTCCACGCCTCGCGCCCCGCGCTCTTTGATCGGCGGCGCGCCCTCCTTTCCGCCGCGAAGTAATGGTTTCGCTCGGATGGTAGCCGAGCAATGAGCTTCGCGGCAGTCTGAAGGGCACGATCCTGGCGCTCCGCGCTCTGCCCGAGACGCTGGGCCTGGCGTGCTCTTCCGGCTTCCGCGAGGGTTTTGCGTTCGCGCTCTCGCGGCCCGCTATTGCTTCCGGTCGCCGAGTGATTGGTCAACCGACTTCGCGGTGGCGTCGCGGGCGCGGGTTTGTATCCTCGCGACTCGCCCGGCAGATCGAGCTACCCCGCGCCGCCGCGAAGGATTCGACCCTTGCTCCGCTCGGGGAGTAGTCGAGCACTGAGACTTCGTGGCGATCGCTCTGGAGGCTTGGTCGTCCCTCGCACCAGCGCCGTCTGGATCGGCGGACTTCGGCCGTCACGAGTAGAGGGGGTGGCCCGCATCACGTCGCCGCCCCTTGTTTTTTGCCCGTTTCGCGGCCAAAAGCCAATTCGCCCTATCTTCGCTTTTTGGCCTTCGCCTATTCTTCGCTTTTCCGCTCGCCGCTCGCCTCCCTAAACCGCGTTCGCCTTACCTTCGCTTTTCCGCCCCTCGCGCGGCTATTTAATTCCGGTATTCCGGCCATTTAATTCCGGTTTTGGACATTTAATTTGGCGAGCCCTACTCAGATCGCCTCTCGAATATCGCCGATCAGTACTAGAATCGTCTCCACGGGTTCATGACTCCACTCACCGAGCCCCGCCTTCGATGATCGGCCTACGCCT